GGCGTTAATCCTCCCAGTTCTAAACTTCGGGCCGAGCTCGAGTTTAAAACAGGATTTTTAAATCAGTCTATGTTGGTTCTTCTTGAACTACTACGTACTTATGGGTTTAAATCGGATGGTTTTCGAACAAAGAAGTCCCTGCTACATTGGCAGGCTTGTTCGAATTACTTTGAAAATGGTGTTAAGTTTCTTAAATGGAAGACGGCTGCGTTTTATGCAGCGTGGAAGGAGCAAGTTATACCTCCCTCCCCTCTTCCCTTGGACTTTGATAACCCCCGTATCCTCTTGGGAGGACGGGTTTATCGTTTTATTCGTCACATGTCTCGTACCGACAGAGATCTGTTTGATTCGTTCTTGGATTCCATTCTTCAATTGAAGAAAGGTTTACCAAGACCTCCTGCTTCCTTTTTAAGGGAAGGGGAGAAGACTACTTACTATAAGTTGACCACTTATGTGGAACCTATAGAATATAATCTTACTACTAATCAAGATGAACTCTACGATGAGATAGTTGCGACGGTCCATGAAATATTTAACCATACAAAGTTTAACCCTGAAAATGAACATGATCTAGTTCGTTCGTTCTTCCCTTCCACTTCTGCCACATATTATAATGCCAGAAATGAGATGGGTGCCCTTGGTGATATAATCACCGATAGGGAACTGATGACTTACGTCCAGACAAATGATAAACTCATTAATGAGAATCACTTGTTTATGGACGATAGCCTAGGACGATCGCAAGAGGTCATGTCTATTGACGCGGGACCATTAGTTCAGCAATTTCAATCACTATATGGAGCACTTCTTCACGATGCGATCGATGAAGAGAGTGTTGCCATTCCACTTGGATTATCCGAACCCTTAAAGGTTCGGGTTATAACAAAAGGTCCTCCCCGGTTATACACAGTTCTGAAGCCTCTACAACGTTTCCTTTGGGGACGTTTGCAGAAGTTTCCTTGCTTTCAATTAACAGGAACACCGGTTACGGAAGATATTATCAATGAGGTTTTTCCTCTTGAAGATCGACCGGAACTAGAGTTCTTGTCTATTGATTACTCGGATGCTACCAACGATTTACATAGTTGGTGTTCAGAGCTGGTACTCAACACATTATATAAAATGGGGGTCATAGATCTTACATTCTTTAAATTAAGTTTGAAAGCTATGACTCAGCACTCCATACATTATGATGTTTCAGGTGAGGGTCTTGTCCTTCGCGATGGTGAGTATATCGTTGATTGCGACAATCTTAGACCAGGAATGGTCAGGGTTGGTTGCAAACAAAAGAGAGGGCAGTTAATGGGTTCGGTTTTATCGTTCCCCATACTATGCATTATTAATGCATCGGTATGTCGTCTAGCTTCAAGGCTAGATGGTAATACTGTAACTCTACAACGTGGTTTACTCGTCAATGGCGACGACGGTTTGTTTAAGGGCAGTTCTCAGATATTTGATATCTGGTCAGATGTTGCACAACTTGCGGGTTGGAAGCCTTCCATAGGGAAGGTCTACCAATCTCGGGAATTTTTTAATATTAATTCTCGTTCGTTCACCGTGAGAGGTGATCGTAGGTATGTAACGCCATATGTAAATATGGGTATCTTGACCGGTAAGAAGAGGTCTGAAAATTTGTCCTTATCCAAGGAAGGTGGTTATAAATTAATTGGTGCTTTAGCACGTGAACTCATTCGTGAGTCACCTGATTCTATACATGAGCTTGTCTTAGGACAGTTCATATACCGACATTGGAACTTTTTAAAGTCCCTTAGTATACCCTGGTTTTTACCGGAGTACGTAGGTGGTTTGGGGTTACCCGAGGTTGGGGAAGTGTTTCGGACCTGTTCTTATGACAGGTTCCGAGCCGGTCTAATTTATGATTCATTCTTAGATCAGGTTCCTCACTTCTCCACATCGGCATGGAGGGTCTTTGACTACGCTAGACTCAAGACGAATCGTCACATTGAATTACTTGGCATGCCTGAGGTTAAAAGTAAGACTGATCTTGTTGATCAATCGAAGTTTTATACCCTAGGGGACTATAGGTCCCTGTATGCCATTGAATCAATGTTGACGAATCGATTGAGATATCGAACCAATGACGATGATCCTTCTTTTGTTTTTAAACTTTTTAACCCACTTTCTGTGGATCAGATTAAAAACAAGGAGGCAGCTTATTTGAAGAAGCTGAGGGCGTTCTGGAAGTTTGAACCCGAATTTCAAAGTCGTTATAACTTTGATCCGGTTTCATGTCCAGCCCCCGTACCTCTAAATAAGAAAGTCATCTTTCCTCGTACCGATCTTGGTCCCCTTAATGCCTTTAAGCATCTTTCCCGTGTGAATCGGGAGGTTGACAACATAGACGATTTATTATTCTTTTAACATTACATTTCCGATGTAAGTGTTAGGTCCATACTCCACTCTTTCGAGGGTGTTGGTATGAAACCAAACTAATTTTTTT